TTTACCAAGCTCATACTCTCGTAGTTTGTATTTTTTCAGTATTTCGTAATATTCACGATGGGCTTCGTGTACTGGACTGCATATAAGGTTAATGTGGCCTTGGAGCATTTGGTATTCAGACCAGTATTCCTCTAAACTAGCCAAAACTTCCTTTTTAAGCTTTTTAAAGAATTTGGACAATTCACGATATAATCGTTCCTCATTGTTCAATCTTCGCTTCAACGCTATCTGACTCGCCAACAACTCCCTCTTCGCCTGCATCATCATTTTTACTCCATAATTGGTCTTCCAAACTACCCAAAATACTATCCACTTCTAACATTGGATTATTCTCAGTATTATTCCATACTTGTTCTAATGGTACATTATTCAAGTAACGAGCATTCAAGTAATAGTCATCTTCATCTTCAATAGTCAAACCAAACTTCGCCCCGAGATTATCAATTAATTCTTTAATAGTCATTGCACCTCTTTGGAATAAGAACTCTGCGAGTACAAGGTCTTTACTATAATCAATCGGAGCAACCTCCTCAATACAGAATCTCCAACTAGTAACACCTAACTCTTGACCAATGAGGTTCACTAATGCTTCCATCTCGGATTTAATCGGAGCAACAGTACCATACTTATAACTGGACATGGTCGCTTCACTATTACTACCGTTCAAGTTACCGGAGTCAAAAATACCTAACCTTGAAGGGTCCATGTGATGAGCATGAATAACCTCATCCCTAGTATCCTTCCGATACATACGAAAATGACCCTCTTCAGCTTGAACACTCAAAGGAGTAATCTTCAATTCAACATTACCCTCCTCACCCTCAGACGGTATAGTAATACAAATAGCTGAATGAGGATTACGGATAACTTCCTTGATTTGCTGACTAATCTTATACCGTAATGTTTGTGTGACATCATACTCAGGGTCATCTGGATCAACATCATAATCAGCGAAATCACCAGTCACTGTAATGGCGAATTTCGGCATTCCATAGTTCTCAAAGAAACTATTATTGTATTTGACCGCTCCAATATCACCCTTAATACTACCAAGACAAGACACAATCGGTGGCCTACCATAATAATCAGTACCGGGTGCATATTCTTGTGTCCACAGTATCTCATTGGCTTTATCCCCTGCTTCTAAACTATTGTATGGGTGGAACTCACCAGTATCAGCATGCACATCACACAAATTACCCGCAGCATCATAATTCTTACCATAAATGACGAACCATACACGGTCCCCGGATGGAGTGATATGCAATACACGTTTCAAATCAGTATGTCTACGGAGTGTCTGTGCCGGAATATGTTTCAAACGAACAACATCAGACTTCGCCTTATCCTCACGAATAACCTCAATACCACCATAACCAATGGCTCTACGGTCATACACAGTACGTTGCAATTGAGTATTGATAGATGGGGTGCAATTATCCAATAATAAACTAAAACGTTCTTTTTCTGCTTCCACCGGTTCAAGTCCATCAACCGGTTTCAAACTGTAATCCACACCGGTACTGTCGATGGCTACTGCTTCCACACAACTGGCATGATAAGTGTATAAGTCTAAGAGTTTCACCAGGTCATACGGGTTATACTTCGGATTAAGTATTGATGTTCCAACTTTGAACATTTCATCCACAACCTGTTTAGACCCAGTTGCAGGGTCAATGTCTGCTTTCATCGCATGCTTATCCAATTCTAATTGGTCGATAACATGGTATCCGTTATCATTATCTACTGTTACTATAAAACTGTCACTTTTTCTTGTCATGAATATCACACATTAATCTTACGTTTAGGTCTACGCCAAATGTTACAGGAACCGGTGAGACTGTCAGTGATGTCATCAGGTTTACCGTCTTGACCGGTGAAACTAACTAAATGGTCGATGATGTTAATGTTCCAATCACCACGTAACCAGTATACTCTACCGGCTTCTGCTAATGCTTCGAGGTTGAAACTTCTCACATTCTTTTTCAGTTTAACTTTATCCCCACGGATATTGTATCGTTTAAATGTGGGGTTTCTGCGGAATTGGTTAATCAGGAGTTTACTACCGGCTCCAGGTTCTTGTTCAATTCTAATCTTGGTGTCGATGCCGTCTTGTAATGCGGTTCTTTCGAATGTGCTTAGTACTTGACTCGCACTGTATTTGCCGGTGTTGATGTCAAGTATGTATAGGTTTTCTCCATCCCATGCTGTTAATGCCCCGGCGGTAGCATCTCCTTTTTTACCACTGGCCCCAAAGTCCCAGTATCGCATTCTTGGTAGGTCTGGTGGGATTTCAGTTACTTGTCGGTATATTTCATTTGTATCTGTGTTCATGAACCATTCCCGTTTGAAGATGTTACCGTCTCTCTCTTGTGGTTCGCCTTGGTAGATTGCATTGAACAGATAACTGCCGATTTCTTTTTTCTCATTCATTAACCAGTTATAACTCCTTTGGTATGGCCATAGTACATCACCGACTTTACGGTTGAGTATGTCTTTACTGGCATCAGTGCAGATTGCCGGTATGTTCAAGTCCACCCAAGTATTAAAAGGTATCGTTCCACCATTATCAAGTATTTCAAATGCTTCAACTCCATCAATGTAGGGACTGTTTTCTTTGATTATCCCATGCAGGTCTTTTAAGTGTAATCTTTGAGCAATAACGATTATGATTGGTGGTCGACCATTGCTTCGGCGTTCCAACCTACTTCTTACCACACCATTAAACCATTCACGAAGATTATCCTGTTTCACCGTACTATCTGCATCAGCAACATTCTTAATAGGGTCATCCACTATGAACAATCCTGCACCAAAACCCATTAATGAACCGTTTGCTCCAACTGCTATCATTTGCCCATCATAACCTTGTAGGTTAAACTTGTTCTTCGCATGACTGTCAGTGGATAATCGTACATTATACGGGCTGAGTGTTTGACCGTAATAGTTGATGATGTCTTTGACTTGTCCACCGAATTGAGATGCTAAGCTTTGACTGTATGCTGATAGTATGACTTGATCATTAGGATAATATGATAAAAAATAGGATGCCAAGTACTTTGATATGAGTGTACTTTTACCGTGCCTACTCGGCACAGATAAGAGTATCTTTGACACTTTACCATCAATAGCGTAATCGATTAATCGTGCGATTTCGATGTCGAAGTCACGGATATGCCAACTGTTGTTGTCTTGGTTTACTCCGTATAACCATCCGATGAATGGTAGTTTTCGTTCGACTGTTGTCATCTTGGAATCACATCTTTTCTTGCTCTTTCGGTCCAGATGTCTCTGATGTGTTGGTCTTCATGTTCTGGGTTGTTTGGTACTGGGAAATGGTCCGGCTCATTGGATTCAGTATTGTCTTTGTCAAGTCTTGTTCTTATACGATTCCAGATACTGTTGATTTCCTCTTCTATCTTTGCTTTACGATAGGTTTGGTCTTCACCATTTGGTCCTTTCTCTTTGGCTTCCAGTTCCTCATGTCTACGATTCAATCTATCAATCTTTTTAAAATCAGTTACAGTGTCATTGAAGATTCCCTTGTCATAAACAGCAGTGGCTCTTTCCATTTGTTTGGCAGCGTGTTTGTTAGAATAGTTGTTTGAACATGATTCCCAGTTATGTTCCTTGAACCAGTGGTTAACGATTTGTTTGTATGAGGGGTATCTTGGTTGGCCTTCAGGGCTTCGGTGTTTCCACTCAAAGTCAACATCATTCAACATTTTTTCAAAGTTGTCTGCAAAGTGTTTGATGGTTATTTCATCGTATCGGTCTTTTTCTTTTACTTTGCAGTAAACCACCTTTGTATCATAAGCATAATCAGTTTCGGATGGTTTATTGTCTTTGAATTGAGGTATACTCATTTTCATCACATGTTGACTATGTTTTTATTAACATTGTTATATTTTGTTCTCTCTCTAAAAAAAAAGAATATTACGTTATCTATTTCATTAAATTGAAGTATACATTAATCAGTATTGTTATTATTGTTAGTCCGACACCGACAACCGCTAAAAGTGAAGATACTCTGTTGTGGTTGTCAGTATTGGTTTGTTTTTGTAATGCGAGTTCTGTTTCTATTGCTTTGAGACGTAATTCAAGGTCTGTGTCTCCTTGTTTTGATTGTAATAATAACTCATTAACATTCTCGTTCAACTTATCTAGTTTGTTTTCCATTTTCTCCATTTTCACATAGAGTTCATCTATGCGTTTATCTTTGAAATTCGCTCTTGCTTCGAGTTCTGTGGTTTTTTGTGATAAACCTTGTAGGGTTTCTTCGTGTAAGCATTCATAGTTCACTGTCATCTTCATCACCAACTACAGGATAACTTTCATTTTCATATTCGGCAGTTGGATCTATGTCTTCAGTTGGGTTGTATTGTGCATGCACTAATGTTTCAGCTATGTCAACTCTTTTGTTCTCGGTGCCTTGTGCTACAATATATCCTGCAATAATTACTATGAATCCTGCCAAGAATGCATATTCTGGAGGTAATAGTTTTGCAATTTCATCTTTTCCAACGTATACTATGAATGCTGCAATGAATGCTATTGCAGTTCCGATTTTACTTTTGTATTTATAACTTTTAATTGCCATTTTAACCTAATTCCTTCTAAATAAATAGAGTATAAAAGAAAATGCTATTGGGGGATTTGCACCCCCAACTATCATCCAAAAAATAGAGGTTTAGAGATTATTTAAATGATTGACTATGATAGCATATTATGTTATAAGGGAGTTTACAGCACAAATTTATAGGAGGATAAACAATTTTTTATCCTTAAGGTGGATTTTGAAAATATGAAGATTGCATTATAAACGAATAGAGAGATACACTTATTATGAAATGACGCATTATTTTTTTAACGGCTGACTACGATTTTTTTGTGCCATAAACTCCTTATAAGCTTTTCTTCCCGTTGTGCTCTTTGTATTTCACGGGGAATGGAGACAAGTGTATTGTCAAGGATTACCCTTCCACAGGTGAGGCAGTATGTTTCATCATGGAAACTATCGTAT